GTCATACCGCTGCTCTCCAAGGAATCGATTGATGCTTACAATGCTCCTCCGACATTTGGGGCCGTCTGCTCGGACTTTGTTTTTGATTGCATGAACAAATTTGATATCGACTGATATGTCCAAACTACAACTCAAAAACATAACCATACTTTCGCTGAATTGCGTTGATCCGATTCAAAGTGCAAAGGCATTGCTATACAGTTCAAAAGACATTGACTTTGCAGAAATGATCTTGGTCAGCAACAAGAAGCCAGATCGGCTTCCAAGCGAGATTAAGTTTATTCCAACCGATGTGCTGACACACAAGGATGGATCCAGGTTCACTTACACACAACTGCCGAATTTTGTTAGAACCGAATACTGCTTAACTATTCATGATGATGGGTTTGTAATAAATCCACATCTTTGGACAGATGAGTTCTTAAAATATGACTACATTGGTGCGCCTTGGAAAAATTTGGGTCAAAGAAACCGAGTTGGAAATGCAGGCTTTTGTTTGAGAAGCAACAGATTCATTCAACTCACTAGTTACTTGAAATATCGTGGAACTCATGATGATACAGAACTAACCAATGATTATTATGATTTCTTCGTTCAAAATGGATGCAGATACGCTCCCTTAGAAATAGCCATGAAGTTTTCTCTTGAATCAAAGATACCCGAATGTGAGTATAATTTAGAAAACTGTTTTGGGTTTCATGGAAGAGGATTGCCTGAAACTGTTTCTGTACATGAGGGACAGTATCAAATGTTCCAAGACAAGGTAAAGTTACTTGATACGATACGAATCTAATTTCATGTTGACATTCCCTGTATTTGGGCTATAATCTCCTGAATGCCAAACGACCGTATTGAAGCACTAGTCCTCCGTTCGCTTATTCACGATGAAGAATATGCGCGGAGGACTTTGCCATTCCTCAAGCCCGAGTACTTCATGGATCGGACAGAGCGCGTGGTCTACGAGACCGTGGCCGCGTTCGTTGCCAAGTACAACAAGTCGCCAACGGTGGAGACCATCACCATTGATCTCTCTAACCGCGATGGGCTGTCGGAGGAGGAATTCAAGCAGGGTAAGGAACTGCTTGGTGAGTTGGCAGACTTTGATAAGCCTGACACTAAGTGGTTGGTGGATGCCACCGAGAAGTTTTGCCGCGACAAGGCGGTCTACAACGCCATCATGGAGTCGATTCAGATCATTGATGGCAAAGGGAATAAGACGCAGAACGCGATTCCTGAGATTCTCTCAAGCGCACTTGCCGTGTCGTTTGATGCCCATGTAGGTCACGACTTCATCGATGACTACAACGAGCGGTTTGACTTCTACCACAAGATTGAACGCAAGATGCCGTTTGATTTAGAGTATCTCAACAAGATCACGCAGGGTGGTGTTCCTAGCAAGACCCTGAATGTCATTCTTGCAGGCACGGGTGTAGGCAAAAGCCTGTTTATGTGTCACCATGCAGCGCAATGCCTTATTTCAGGAAGAAATGTTCTATACATTACTTGCGAAATGGCAGAAGAACGGATTGCCGAAAGAATTGACGCAAACCTCATGGACATTACAATGGACGACTTAAAGAAGTTGCCAAAGGACATCTATACGCGAAAGATGCAGCGTATCATGTCCTCTACTTCAGCCAAGTTGATCATCAAAGAGTATCCAACTGCCACGGCGAATGCCATGCACTTCGAAGCACTTCTTGACGAACTGCGACTCAAAAAGAACTTTAAGCCAGACATCCTCTTTGTGGATTACCTGAACATTTGTGCTTCAAGTCGTTTTAAGGCAAATTCCAATGTCAACTCATACACTTATGTGAAGGCGATTGCGGAGGAACTTCGTGGCATGGCCGTCAAGTATGATGTCCCTATCTTTACGGCAACACAGACGAATCGAGAGGGGTTTGCCAACAGCGATGTCGAACTTACTAATACCAGTGAGTCTTTCGGTCTACCGGCCACCGCCGATTTCATGGTTGCCCTGATTTCCACAGAAGAACTTGAAGAATTGGGGCAACTTATGGTCAAACAATTAAAAAATCGATATGGTGATCCGTCTGCTTACCGTAGATTTGTAATTGGCGTTGATCGTAGCAAGATGAAGTTATTTGATCTTGATGTGGCTGCTCAGAAGGGAATTTCAAAGATGGGCGACAAGGAAGAAACTGAAATTGAAATGCCCGATGGGTCTTTGTCCGGTGGATTCAAGACTTTTCGTCAGCGCATGGACGACAAATTCTCTCGCAGAAATTTCGATGATTGGTCTTGACCAACAGCAATATACAGGGTAAGATTCGCATCATGCCATATCGATTGCACATTGACATTCCTGTTGAGGCTTGCACGGTGGAGGAAGCACAGGAAAAGACAAAGCAGATTTTGAGTGAACTCTGCATTCACGAAAGTATGCGGCTTTCTCACCTCACCGAGGAAGTCAACTTCAGATTGGGCCACGATGATGATCGACAGCGTTCGAATTATTTGGAAATCGATCCTAGAGGGCATTGCTCAAGCAAGAAGACAAAGATCCGTTTTGTCGAATGACATATGCCCAACATGCAAAGAATGCGGTTGCTCCACGATTCGTTCGCGTAGAGATCATGTGTATGAAATTGGAAACTCCGAAGGAATACGAACAGAACCGTTGGTCAAGGCAAGTATTGTGTTTAACACCTCCGTGTTTCAATGCATAAATCCCAAATGCGGATTGTATTACATCGGTTTGGAGGGAACAAAAGAATTTGCTGATCTTGAAAAGGCTTTGAGAAAAGAACTAAAGATCCGAAAGCGGATCTAAAAACGGGACGAGGGGGTCTTTGGTTGGCCCAGGAGAGTTTATACCTCTCTGGCGCAGGTTCGAATCCTGATCGTCCTACTAGATACACTATCCAACAACAAAGGAGATTGAAATGCTGATTCCGAGTCCTAACCACATTATTGTAGAAACCACCAAAGAAGGCTTTGATGCACAAACTATGCAAAACGAAGAAACTTCTGTAATGAAGGCAGTTTTGCCTCGTCTTCCTGTTCTTGTGGGAAAGGTGTATGCTGTCGGTGACACGATGTTCTCCGACAATCCCGTGAGGGGAGATGGAACATCTTTTTCTTGGGCAAGAAAGCCCGATGCTTTTCCTCTTGCGAATGGAGAGGAAGTTGTTTGCTCATATTGGGATCATTGCACACAGCACGAAGGGAAGTATCTGTTTATTGTAAGCAAGGAATCGATTCTTGGGGTTTATCGGAATCGTAAGGAAATTGAGGCCACACTATTTGATCAGTATGTTGAGCCAAATACGCTTGACTGATAGATATAAATAACCCCACCAAAGATAGCATCTTTGGTCCGACAACCCCCGCTAGCAGGGGGTTGTTTCTTTATTATTGAGGTTGCGACTAGGCTAAATACGGGGATGATATCTAATTTTTCAAGTTTAACCTATGCTCCCTCCTGTCCTCTGAATGAGGCCGTGGAGACACAACATCTTGAGCATATTGAAGACTTAATGTTTAAAGATTTGGATAACGGGATATCAAATTCCATGCTGTTGCTATCGAAGATCGTTAAGTCTTTGACTAGTAAAACACCTACTGCCAAGATGGCGATTACAACCAAGTGGGACGGGGCACCTGCAATTGTTGCCGGAAAGCATCCATCAAACGGCAAATTCTTCGTTGCGTTGAAGCATGCAACTACATCCAAGAATCCGAAGATAAACTTCTCGCAAAATGACATTAAGGCAAACCACGGAGACAACCAAGACCTTTCAAACAAACTCTCTGCCTGCCTTGAATATTTGCCAGCCGTTCTCCCTGCAACAGGAGTCTATCAAGGGGATTTGCTGTTTGTCGGCAATTCTAAAAAGGAAATGGTTATAGAAGGAGTTAAGCATATCGTTTTCCGTCCAAACACCATTCTTTATGCCATACCGTCAGAGACACCCCTTGGAAAAAAGATAGCAGCAGCCAAGATGGGAATCATCTTTCATACGGTCTATACGGGAAATGGAAGCACACTTCAAGAACTGAATAAGGGAACCTTGGCTTCTATTGATGGGTTTAAGCAAACAACAAGTGTGTGGTTCTCTGCTGCCACTTTGCCTACACCGCCCTCGGGCAAGACATTCATAACTTCGTCGGATTCGGAGCAAATTATTGCTTTAATGAAGTTGATGAAACCGATGACAACAAAAGTAAAGTCATTCCTTAAGATTGTTAATAAGGCACACAAGACCGATATTTTCAATGAACTCATGCCTTTTATAAATTCGGGTGTACGAGCGGGTATTTCAAAATATGACTCCTCAAGGCTTAAGACTCATATTGCTGCCAAGTACGATGCGGCAATCGCCAAACTGAAACAGCAAACAACCAAGGAAACGAAACAGAAGGCAAAGATGTCTGCCCTCAAGTTCATTGACGCATATGCAGCCC